CCTCAAGAGTACCTTCCCTCTATTAACTATATACTCAATTCACATGAAAAATGTAGTTCTGCCGACCAAGCTGAACAAGTTCAGTTGGAAGTACGTGGTGGAGAAGCATCCTTACGCAGAGGTCTCGTTGGAGGATTTCAAGCGTTTGGCGGTGGCTTCGGATGGGTGGAGGTTTGTTCAGGATTCAGGATTCAAGTATTCAATCGCTTCAGGATTTCATCACATGGACGAGTACGTTCGTGAGGCCCTTTGGCATCACGATCCGGATACGTACGAATCGCTCAAGGGATTCTCCAAGGTTCCGAGGCTCGGCAGGGCCTACCATTCGTTGCTCAAGTATTGCGGACCTACCGTTTACAAGACCAACGTATTCGACGACAAGATGACGGCTATTTACAACGAAAATTTAAATGAACTATGTGCGAACTTTCGTTCGGTTTCAATTATCCCTTTGGAGATAGCAGCAACAAAAGTACCTACAAATACTTCTGCTGGTGTCTCTTTTCCAGGGAAAAAGAAAGGAGAAGTCATGGATGAAGCAATGGCCAATGTTCGTGTGATGATTGAGACTTGGAAACGGGGTGAACAGTGTGAGCAAATTCCCCATAAACTCGCACTCCGTGGACATTTGTCTCCGAAAGATCAGAACAAGACTAGATGTGTTTGGGTTGCGCCCATCGAACACACTCTTCTTGAGAATATGTTCTTTCGTGGTTTTTATTACCAAATCTTCGCTGGCCTTCACCATCAAAGAAGGTTCATGACCGGCAAGGATACTATCATTCGTCTCAACACTTATTTGGCTGAGAGACCGGAGTGTAGCTTCGTTAATACTGATATTTCCGGCTGGGATTCTTTGAGGTGTCGCTTCGTTATCCAAGACATCTTCCACAAAGTTCTTAGACCTAATATGTTACTTGAAGAACCATGGCACGAGTTGGCCTTCGAGTACTTGTTAGAGTCATTTATTTTTTCGCACCTTGTTCTTCCAGACGGCGCAGTCTTCAAGAAACTCGGTGGTGTACCAAGCGGTTCCTTCCTCACTCTGCTCGTCAACTCCTTAGGCGTTTGGAACGTTTGTACCTCGGCGCTCAAGTACCTCGACAAGAATTTCTACGACGAAAGAATACTCGGAGACGATTTCTGCTTCAAGACTGACAGATTGGACCAGGTGGATTTGGACTTTTCCGTGGCGGAGTTGTCTGAGTGCGTTCTGCACTTTTACAATTTAACCATTAAGCCGGAGAAGGTTGTTGCGACGAACGTGCTGGACGATCGCAAGTTCATAGGTTATCAGATCAGGAAGGGGAGGTTGTTCAGAGAAGATCGGGAACTTCTATGCGGGATGCTCTATCCAGAGTCTCCGGTCAAGTCACTTGCAATTTCCTTTACGAGGGTTTTTGCTTACATGATCATTGGAGGATTTGGTAGCGACAAGGTCACTCAGTTTTACGAACGTTATTTGGGAGGATACTACCATGAACTATGTCTATTTGGTCCAGAACTATTCCGCCAGGAGGTGATGAAGTCAGGGAACCTTCGAGTTTTCAAGCACGTTTTCAAAGTTGACTTGGAGGCATTCGATAACTTCGATATTGATAGTTTTAGAAATTTGTTTTCAGCAAAAGTTCCTTTCTTCCTCACGCTTGGCGCGTCTTTTTTCCTTAGTTGAATAAATCTCATGTGATA